ACTCAAAGGTTTGATGAGTAGCGAAAGGTTTGCAAAAGAACTTAAAGCAGCAAAAGGTGATAGAGTTAAGTTAGCTCAAACATTTAAAGAAGCTGTAGACGGACATCAAGCTATAACACAGGGTAGAAACGCAGCAGAGCTATCATCTAACGAATATCTTAAGGAGTTGCTAGAAGCAAACAAAGACATTGTAGATGGTGTCGAAGTGTTTACATCTAAGAATGTAGTTGTAACTGACCTAGTTGTAGGTTCGTTACTCAAACAGCTACGAGATACTGGTATAGCTGGTAGAGAAATAGCAGACTTAGTATCACTAGATGATATAGATGGCCCAGCAAAACAAATTGTAGATACTATGTTAACTGCATTGTATCATACAAAGAAAGCTAGATTTGTAAAGTCTGACTCATTTAGAGCATTAGGTGCTGGTAAAAACAGAACTAAAAGCATAGAAGATGCAGTCAAGGCTGACGTAGCAGACGCAAAAGAATCTATCATGTCAGTGCTAAAAATAGCTAAAGATGATAAAAATGATGATCTACTTAATGCCTTGTTTGAAGCTTTCTCTATGATGAAAGATGTCAATACACTTGATGACTTTGATAACTTTGCTAGAAAGATGATAAAAGGTGGACAACTAGATCCAAAAGGTGCAGACCGTACAGGTGTGATGATACGTGAGCTAGAAGGCGTACTTACTCATAGTGTTCTGTCTGGCCCTAAAACACCATTGCGAGCAATTACTGGTACATCTATTGCAACATTTTTGCGTCCCATGGCTACTACACTCGGAGCCGCCATGCGTTATCCATTTAAGGGTGACAGTGCTACAATACGTGCAGGCTTGTCATCTATGAACGCTATGATAGAAGCTATACCTGAGTCCTTTACATTATTTAGAGAAAAGCTAAACTCATACTGGAAGGGTGATATAGCAACTATCAAGACACGCTATTCTGAGTTTACTCGTGGTGACGAAAACTGGGAGCTTATACGTAGATGGGCAGAAGATAGCGGTAGAGCTAGTTTTGGTGATCGTGCAGCATTTGCAGTAGCAAATATGGCTAGGTCTATGAACAACAGTAACTTGCTTACATACTCTACTAAGATTATGGCTGCAACTGACGATGCGTTTTCATACATTATAGGTCGTGCTAAGATGCGTGAAAAAGCTTTGCGTAACGTTTTAGACTTACAAGCTGCTGACGGTATCAAGTTACCAGAAATAAATCGAGAAGTCTTAAAAGCATATGAAGACGACTTTTACGCACAGGTATTTGACTCACAAGGTAATATTATAGACGAAGCTACTAAGTTTGCACGTAAAGAAGTAACACTTACACAAGAGCTTACAGGCTTTGCAAAAGGTCTTAACGATGTGTTTAGTGCTAATCCTTGGGCAAAACCATTCTTTCTATTTGCTAGAACTGGTGTCAATGGTCTTGCACTTACAGCAAAACATACACCCGGTTTTAACTTCTTAGTAAAAGAGTTCAACGATATAGCATTTGCTACACCTAGTAATCTAAAAAATGTAGAACGCTATGGTATTACAAACGCAGTTGAACTAGCTAACGCAAAAGCATTACAAACAGGCCGATTGGCGATGGGATCTGCTCTTGTATTTATGGCATCAATGGCATGGATGCGTGGTGATATGACAGGTAACGGGCCGGTTGACAGACAGAAGAGACAACTATGGCTAGACTCTAAGTTTGAACCAAGAACTATAAAGCTTGGAGCTGTGCGTGTAGGTTACGATACCTTTGAACCTTTCAACTTAATTATGTCTACAATCGCTGACGTAGGTGATGCAAGTTTACTTATGGGCGAAGAGTGGACAGAAAGAGAGCTACAAAAAATATCATTGGTGGTTGCACAAGCAATTACAAGTAAGTCTTATCTTGCTGGTATACAGTCATTTGTTGACTTATTTGCTGGTAGACCGGGGCAGTTTGATAGAATCATAGCTGGCTTAATAAACAACACTGTACCTCTAGCTGGTCTACGTAATGAATTAGGTAAATTATTTGTACCATACATGCGTGAGATTGGGTCTGGTATAGATCAGTCATTAAGAAACAGAAACCTGATTAGTGAAACTCTAACAAGTGAGCAGCTTCCTATCAAGTATGATATGCTAAATGGTAAGCCTATAAATAACTGGGACTTCTTGACCAGAGCATTTAATGCGTTTAGCCCTATTACTTTAACATTAGAGCAAAGTGAAGGCAGACAGTTTTTATTTAATAGTGGCTACGACTTACGTCTATCTACATACTATGCTCCTGACAGCACTAACTTAACTGACACACCACGTATCAGGTCATTATTCCAAAAAGCTATAGGAGATCAAAACATTGAGCTTGAACTAAACAAGTTAGCAAAAGATCCAAAAGCTATTGCATCCTTAGAACTTATGCGTAAAGATATACGTGACGGTAAAAGGGCTCAATACGATGCTCGTAACTACTGGCACAACGGTAAGATAGATCAAATATTCCAAGAAGCAAGACGTAAAGCTTGGGCATCAATAATGGAAATGTCAGAAGTGGCTGAAGTTATAGCCGAACAGAAAGAAGCAAAACGTCAAAAGTATCTTAAAAAGGTACAGTCAAATGACCTCCTCAACATATACAAATAAATGGCAACAACATTCGTAGATTACACTGGGGATGGAAATGCGACAAAAGCGTTTACCTTTCCCTCTATACAAGAATCTGATGTAAAAGTAGAAGTAGATAATGTTCTAAAATCGTCTGGTACTCACTATAATATTACAGGCTATTCTACTACAGGTGGTGGTAATGTAGTTTTTACATCAGGTAATATACCAGCTAGCCCAGCAGATATTCGCATCTTTCGTGAAACAGATGTAGATACTCCAAAGGCTACATACACAGCAGGTGCGTCAGTTAAGGCAGCTGACTTAAATAGTAACCAAGAGCAAATACTGTTTGGTATACAAGAAGAGCAGAATCAAACAGTACAAACACATGAGATAAAAGATTCAGCAGTCACAACTGCGAAGATCAAAGATGCTAATGTTACTACAGCTAAGATAGCAGACAGTAATATTACTACAGCTAAAATAGCAGACAGTGCAGTAACATCTGCAAAGATTGCTGATGGTGCAATAGTCAATGCTGATGTCAATGCGTCGGCTGCTATTGCTGGTACAAAGATTGCACCTGATTTTGGTTCACAAAATATAGCAACGACTGGTACTGTAGATGGCAGAGATGTATCAGCAGATGGTACAAAACTTGATGGCATAGAAGCCGGAGCTACAGCAGATCAGACTAATGCTGAAATTAGAGCAGCAGTAGAAGCTGCTACAGACAGTAATGTATTTACAGATGCTGACCACACAAAACTTAATGGCATAGAAACAGCGGCTACAGCTGACCAGACTGCTAGTGAAATTAAAACACTACTACAATCTGACAAACTAACTTTGTCTGAGATCAATACTACATCTACAGACAGCAGATACTTTACAGAAACAGAATCCGACGCAAGATATTTTAGACAGGACTCTAGCGAAACTATAGCTAGTGGACAGACTTGGTCTAGCTCTGATGCTTTTGTAGCTACTACAGCTGCGATTAACGCTCGTATTGTTGACCTTATTGATGACGTTGGTGGCTTTACAGCTATAACAAGTGAGCAGCACTTTCCTAACTCAAATCCACAAGGTTCTACAGGACAGGCAGCTATACTAAGTATACAAGCTGCATCTACTACGCTAACACCTAGCGGTACAACAGTCACAATATCTAATGGTAACTTAGCTAATAATGCTAATATTACGATTACTGGTGTGCCTTCTGCTATACCTACAGGCTTTGGTTTCTTAGTAGAATCAACCAGTACCTTACATACTTATAGCTTTCACAGACTTGTACCCAAGGCTACAGAGGTTACAACAGTTGCAGGCATAGCTAGTGCTATATCTACAGCAGCGACAAACGTAGCTGACATAAATAACTTTGCTGATATATACCTTATATCTGCAAGTCAACCTACACAAAGAGCAGATGGTACATCTTTACAAGAAGGTGACTTATGGTTTGATAGTTCTAACGACAACTTACTTGTATATACAGGTAGTGCGTTTTCTATTATTACACCATCTCAGTCAGTCCTTGATGATGTAGCTATTGTATCTGGTGCTATAACATACCAAGAAGATTTAGGTCTTATTACAAACCCTGCATCTACAGGTAGCTCTAACGGGTCACTTGACATAGTTGCAGATGCACTAGAAGATGAAATAACATTTACTGTTACAGTTGTAAACTCTGGTGGTAATAAATATGTTATAGATGGTGATACATCAAACCCTGCTAAAGCTCTTACATTGTATAAGGGTTGGACATATACTTTTGACCAAAGCGATAGTAGTAACGCTAACCATCCTTTAGTTTTTAAAACAGACTCAGGTTCTTATACTACAAACGTAACAGTTACAGGTACAGCTGGTCAAGCTGGTGCAAAGGTACAGATTGTAATACCAGAAACACAACCTACAGGTAATTTTAGATATTACTGTTCTGTGCATGGTAATGCTATGGGTAATCTTATAACTGTTAAAGATGATCCAATTAAGACAGTATCTGACAACGTTACTTCTGTTAACACAGTTGCTACAAACATAACTAATGTAAACACTACAGCTACTTCTATAAGTAATGTAAATACAGTTGGGTCGTCCATAGCTGACGTAAACAGATACGCTAACGAGTATCAAATATCTGCTAATGCACCTAGTTCTCCTAGTGCTGGTGATCTTTGGTTTGATACTACTAATAATGTATTGAAAAACTACAACGGTTCTGCTTGGTTAGGTATTACATCTAACTCAGGTATAGCTAGTGTAGTAGATGACACTACACCACAACTAGGTGGAGCGTTAGATGGTCAAAACAACAACTTAACAAACATCGGTACTATAGATGGTGCTAACTTACAACTCGACTTTGGAACTTTATAAATGGCAAAATTATTAAAACTAAGACGTGGTACAACCACACAACATGGTAGCTTTACTGGAGCCGAGGGTGAAGTT